AAACGCGCCGGCGCAAACATTGCCTATATTTCGGAATCGCTGGGGCACAATGACCTGAAAACAACGGAAAACTACCTCGCCAGTTTCGAGCGGGAGGAACGGGTAAAAAATGCGGAACTATTAACGAAATTCTAAGGATTCCGCCACAACACCCATCCAATCTTACCACCAATGCATTGTTCTTCTCGGACAGGATCGTACCCTACTATGACCTCACCGCTCCATCGGCCTCTCGTATAGCGTCCGTAGATGCCCGCCCACTGGTTGTATGGATCGATTCCGAGGGCGAGTCCCGTTTCCCAGCGCGGCGGCCGCACCTCGGTATGCAGTTTTGTAACCGTAATCTCACGGACAACGGGCTTTACTATGGCCGAAGCCCGCAACAGCCGGTTTTCTCCTACGGTTGCATCGACAAGGAATGTTCCGGTCGAATCGGCGGAGAAATCCAGCCGGTAATCCCGTTCGAGCAGATAGTCGGCGATAATTGCGGCTGTATCTACACTCATGTATTTCCACACCGTATCGGCCGGTTCGCGCACCGCGACCGGATAAGGTTCCCGAATGGTGTCGTACACGGGAACCGGCCACTGTACCCATCGGGTAACGGTGCTGTCGCACATTTCGACGGAAGCCGCCCCGCGGCGGTAGCCCCAGCCGAAAAACAGTGAACCGACGATGAGCACGGCCAACAAGTATGCGAGCAGTCGTCTCACAGATGCAACACCTGCCTTCGGTTCTTCCCGTCGGCACGGTATGAAATATGGATCCAGCGGCCCCGATTCTCGTCGATGAGCTGGTCGAAGGGGATCGCGCTGGCTGCGATGCGTTCGAACAGCCGCAGATTATCCGCGACGCTGCCGGTGGTGATGTCGGCCGCTTCGCCCTTCATGTGCTGGCTTGCCGCAGCTCCGCCGACGGCTGCGTTGAGCGCCGGCGATCGGTAGCCGCTGTTCACGCCGATCGGCTTGCCCCAAAGTTCGCGCACGGGATCGAGACATTCGTCCATCAGCGCATTGAGCCGGCGAATGACGTCGTGCGACGGCGCGTTGTCGATGCTGCGCGCTGCGGCCGTATCGGAACGCAGCAATTCGGAAAGGGTGAAATACGTTGCCATACCTATCCTTTCATTCGGTCATACCACATCTTTGCCCGCCAGCCTGCGGCGGCTCCTGCGGCCGCCCCGAATCCTGCGCAGAGCGTCGCCGTGGTGCGGATGCCGCTCGGCAGGAGGTTGAACAGAACGACCAGCGCAATGACGGCGGCCGACACGCAGAGCGCGATTTCGACTTGCTTTTTCATGGTTTTTACAGTATTAAGGTTGAAGCGATTCATACGTTATCGATACTCGGGCAGCAGGTATTGGATGTTCATGGCCGCCGTATGCATGATCTCCCGCGCATTCTCCTCCGATACGGACAGCGGGCGGGTGAACTCGCAGAAGATGCTGCCTATCCAGTCGTGGCGGTTGTCGTTGAGCCGTTTGATGATGGCCGCCCGACATCCGTAACTCGAAAGGATGGACTTCGCATATTTGTCGTTCACCTGCTCGTCGATGTCCGTGATGTAGAGGAAGAGGTTCTTCACCAGATCGCTGCTGAACTTCGGCACCTCCGAAATCGGAAGGCCCTGCATGTGCGGTTTCATCGGTTCCACCCCTTTGCGCTTGACCTCGTAATAGACGGACAGCAGGCTTTCGTTGCCGAGCGGATGCGGCTGTACGATATAGACCCGATCGGCATCCAACTCGTGCAGGGCGCTCCACAACTCACCGTACACGATAGACGAATTGTCGGCCCGACGGATGCTTTTCGTCTCTTCGTCCTTTTTGAACTTCTCGATTTTCAGGTCGGTCAGCTTGTTTTTGCTGTACTGGTTATAGGCGAACCACGCAGCGATAATAGTCCCGAGGGCACTGATGATTGCGGGGAGATATTCCATAGCGATTTCAAAGGTTAGGCGTCGTGTACATGCAGTGATTCCACCTCTTCGCGCTGCGCCATCCGCTCGGCTTCGAGCTCTGCGAGGGTCATCTCGTTGCGGTTGTACTCGTCGTTCGCCTCCTGGTATCGCGCGAAATCGTCGGGGTATGTTTCGCGGAACGACATTCCGTTTTTGAAACATTTTGCAGCCCGCTCGTCCGAGGAGGCCATGATCGCACGCAGCGCCAGCTGCCGCGATTGCAAAGCGTCGATTCTCTTTTGCAGTTCTTCCATGTTCATAATAGTTTTCGTTTTACAAGGCGGAAACGGGCCGCACATGCTGCGTTACACATTTGACGTAGGAAAACAAAACGCCTTCGTAACGATAGCTGATGAATGCAGCGCCGATACCACCTTCGCAGCTCGTCCAGTAAGAACCGGCGTTTGCCAATAAAGTCGCCTTTCCGAGACGCACCAGCGTGCGGTTCACGGGGTCGCGTTCCACATCGTCGGCCGTCAGTACGCGGTCGTGAAGGAGCAGGTAGAGTTCTTCGACCGACGGCAGCCACCAGCCGCCCGCTTCGAGTCCTGTCGTCGCACCTTCGACCGCGACGCCGTATTCGAGTGCGGCCGCTGCGGCCGGATAACAGGGTTTGCTCTGACCGTAAATATCGATGAAACGCAGGCGGCCGATCTTCGCTGTGTTCGTCCTGCCGTCACGCAGCATCGCCCCGTAAGCGCTCGGATACTGAGCCATGTGCTCGCCGAAGAGATACGACGCATAATCCGGATATGTTGCGCGCAGTTCGGCGCAGAACTCCGATGTCTCGAACGATGCCTGATTGACGATCGTCGCCGAACCGAGCGGCACGTTCGAAGTCGGGACGGTACCGTTTGCTGAGTAATATTGCAGGAACATTTCGGAATTCATTCCCGCCCGCGTACCACTCACGCCGTTCTTGCGTCGAACGTATTCGACCGTCTGACCCTCGTCGAGCAGCAGTCCCGTAAGGGCTAGTTGATAGTTCGTGTCGTCAGTCCGTGTCGTGAGTGTCGCCCCGCTCACCGCTTCGACCGTCGTCCATGATTTCGCATAGCCGTTCGACGTGAGAACGACGCGCCCTGTCGCCTCGTCCGCCGCAGCCGACCAGCCGCCGCGATCGGTAATGGACAGATTCACCTCGCCCGTTCTCAATGCCGTATTGACAGCTGCTGCGAGGTCGGAAAGCGTGGTGCCGGCGGTATAGGTGATCGTCTTTTCGTATGTGTCGGCGAATTTCAATACGATCGTCCCGCCGGCCGGGAGATCGAAGCCCGACAGGGCGACCTCGTAAGAAGCAGCCCAGAGGAATATAGTCGGATTGTCGAGCGAGACGATCAGCACCTTGTCGCCTTGCCGTGCATAGACGACGGCCAGCGGGGTGAGGCTTTCGGGGAGCTGTGCGGCCGAGAGGGTCTCACCCTTGACGAACCGGATCGCACCGGCCGTCTTGTCGTAGACCGCGCAGTCGCCCGCGGCGGCCGCATCCTTGCCCACGACGACGTTCACACCGTCGTAGATGAGTTCGTTGCCGCTGGCGATGAGCGAGACGGCCGAAAGGGTCGACAAACGATTCGTGTCGGAGGCATACGCCGCACGATCCGCATATTTATTTACTTGTGACATGGTATCGAGGTTTTAGAGGTTTTTCCAATCCGACACGGCCGCGTTGCCCGTGGATTTGTAGACGGCGCCCGAGGCGGTGTCGATGTAGAGCTGGCCCGCACGGTCGGGCGCTTTCGCCGGGGCGCCGCTGCCCGTCAGGATCAGGTTGTTCGAACCCCACACGCCCAGCTCCCTGACCTGCAACGCGGGGATCACGGCAGCGCCCGACAGCACGGCCGCGAGCGTCCGTTCGAGGGTCGAGACCCGGGCTTCGAGGCTGCAATCCGACGCGGCGAGGACGTCAAGTGCATTGGGAATATCCGATACGGACACAGAGGTACGCATCGCCGAAAAGGTGCCTCCTGACTCTGTAATGGTCAATGCAATGTGTTTCCCCGAAGATATATATTCGATTTCGAGTGTCATTTTCAGTGGCAGACCAACACTCCTCTTTACATCTACTATCACAGGAATAGATGCACTCCCGTTCGCCGCAGCGGGATCGGTCGACACAACGACGATACAGTTTCGCCTGGACAACTTCGAGCATAACTTTCTGAATGCGCCTACACCCCCGACGGCCGCACTGATCTCTTCGCTCGTACTGTCGCTATCGATGCCGAGATAACCGGAGGGAAGGGCCGTGTTGTTGAGCAGATCGGCCCACTCCATCGATGATGCCGTATACGGCAGTCTCGATAAGATAAATGTTTCCGATGTCAACGTAAGACTGGACGGGAGCACGTATGTCTGCGATGCATAATATCCGACGACGGCCTTCGTATCGGCATGCACTCCATATCCTGACGGTACGAGGTATTGTCCTCCGTTATCGGGAATCCTGACAACAGGTACCGTGTGAATCGGATCCGCAACGATCCGATCGTATGCTGCCGCGATTTCAGAGGCAGACATATCGGGCAGATAGCTGTCGCCTATGGGGCCGGCTTTGGTCAACAACACCACAAGGGTTGTGTTCCCCAGAAACTCGGCGATCTGGTCGAGCGTGGCGAAGGTGGACATGCTATCCCCGTCCTGAATCTCCAACGCAACCGCACCGTTCAGGGTCTGAGCTTGCTGTAAGTCTTTGATCTTATAATTTGCCATAGTGTCATTCGGTTTTGGGTAGATCGCCCAGACGCAGGAAATCGTGTACGTTGGACGGATGTTGTCTGAGATGATGCCGAGCCGCTGCGGCCGTCAGATTCAAGTGTGTGTAGAGTTTTCCGCGATAGCGGATCACGACGCCGGATTTGAGCATGTAACCGCCGTTTGCGCCTTTCTGCTCCTTCCGCAAATAGGAGGCGATCATCGCGGCCGCATCACGGAACCGGTTGGGACACCGGCCGCTGAAATCGGAAAGCATCGGACGCCCGAACACTTCCCGATAATCCGATTCGATCCGCTTCTTCTCTTCCATGCACAGAGAGGTGCCCGATGCGCACCTCTCCATGTACCAGTCCAACGGTTGCATACCCCCTACTCGGCCGGAGTACACAATGCTTCCAGCGCGGCGCGAGAAGCGTCGATACCGCCGGCGTCGAAGAAGATCTGCGGCGTCGGTGCGTTCTGCTCGATCAGGTCGCCGCCCCAACCTCCGTTGTAGCCGTCGCCGTACTTGTCGAGCGTCGCGTTCTGCATCGATGCGCCCTGTTCGTAGCCGATCACACAGAACGCCTGGCTGCCGTCCGCACCCTTCGCCTTGTTCTCGTAGACAGCGACCCAGTCCTCGTTCTTGAACGCCTCGATGTTCCGCGAGTTCGCGGGGCTGTCGGCCAGCATACGCAGCGGCAGCGTCTTGTTGATGGCGATGCCGATTTCGGCGTTCTGATCCTCGTAGATCAGCCCGTTGTAGGGCGTTTTGGAGGGAATCGAGAACCGATAGGCCCTCTTGCCGGATTTGAGTGCGATCTTGGTGATCTTCGGTTTGGTGTAGGTCGTCGCCGATTCGTCCAGATCGGACTTCTTGATAAGATAGGCAATCCTCTCGACGCCCACCCCATAGACCGTGTTGCAATCTTGCAGGATATCGCCTGCCAGATCATTGATACATTCTGCCATTGTTTTTTTAATTTATTATAAAAGGGTTAATTCGTGTTTGAAGCAAATATAGGATACGCAGGAAGGGTTCCTCCGAACTTTTCGCTGTTTTTTACCTTTTGCGTCCGGCGTAGCGCGCCGTCTCATCCTGCACCTTGACCCGCCGCTGACCGTTGTTTATATCCCTGACCGTCACGACAGGGTTCGGAAGCCGGCGCATCACGCGCTCGAACATCTGTTCCATCTGACGCATCCCCGAACTCTTCTCCGGAAGATGCCGCGTCGGAATGGCGTTGCCGCCGCTCGACACGTTCATCATCGAGAGCACCGGCCCCCAATCCACGACCGCACGGGCCGTCATCACGGCCTCGCCGTTGGACAGCCGCGCAGGGATGCTGTCGCTCGTACCCGTGCCGGGGCCGGTCACAAGACCGCCGCGGGAAAATTTCGGCGTAGCCGGTTTCTCGGCTTGGTTCAAAACTTGGTACGCCTGCGCAATAGCGGAAAGGACAGCCGCAATCGCAACCGCCATTTTGATCGGCCGCGCGGCATTGCCTGCAATCGCTTCGGAGATCGCCAACGCCGTATTGACACCGATATTGAACAGCGCCAGCAGTTTTGCGAACTCGGCAAACTCCGCATTATCTTCGGCCAGCGTATTGAACAGATTGGCTGCCACACCGCTGATCATCGACATCGCCGTCAATGTGGTGTTTAGCTGATATTCGCCCTGCTCTTTGGTAATTCTTGCCGTCTCCAATTTCGCATCCTGAACCGCCATTTCACCATTGAGAACGGCCGTCTGGTATGCAACATCCGAATCATACAGAGATTCTTTCGTTGATTCGTCCATACTCAGCAGTGCCTGGTATTTATCCATAGCGATGCGAAGCTCCTCCTGCGCGATCGCCCGCTGGGCGGAGAGACGTTTCCCATTATCCTCGCTTTTCAGGTCGGAATAGTTCTCGTTCTTGACTTGCGCACGAGCCAGGGCATCCATCTGGGCATCCATACCGAGGCGGGCCCTGATGCGCGCTTCCTCACGCGCCAACTCCTTGCGCAACGCCTCCTCGCTGTATTTTGCCTCGACGGATATTCGGTCTTTCTGATACTTTTCGTCCAGAGCCAATATCCGTTTGTTCAGCGTCTCTTTCTCTTGAAGGAGCCACGCCGCCTGCTCTCCTTCGGCGGTTTTCAGCAGGATGTCGATCTCGCCGATTCGCTTTTCTGCCGATTTTTTCGCAACCGAGTTTTGCTCAGAAATGCTTTTTAACTCGCTCTCTTTCGTCTTGGTACGCATCTGCTGGACGAGTTGGAAATAATCCTTCTCCGCTTTGAGGGCCGCATCTTTCGCTTCCTTGATGGCTTTGGCGCGGGTTTTGGCGGTTTGGGTTGCTTTTGCATCGGTTTCATTCAGACGTTCTTGCAATTCCCGCAGAGCGGAATTTTCCTGAGCATTTAGCCGTTTTAACCCCGCTTCCATTTCTGCAAGTTTGTCGTTTGTCTCAACTGAATTCTTAGTCGGTTCGGCACTTAATTTCGCGATCTCGAAATCCAACTGGGCGATGTCCTTTTTGATTCTGAACATTTCCCGCGTCTTGTCTATTGCTTCCTGTGCATATTTTGCACGTTCCGCATCCGAGTTTTTCAATTTATCGTTCGATTTCAGTCGCGCATCCGCTATTTCCGCTTCGAGTTCTGCAATCCTTACGACGCCTTCCCTGTATTTGGTGTTTCGTTCTTCCTGTTTAGCGGCTAACTCGTCGAATGTTTTTTGTAATTCATTAGCTTCAACACCTTGCCCCAAGAAGCTAATAAAACCACCTATAAACCCCGAGCGCATTACATTTTTCGCAAGGATTTTTAACTGCGTCCAAAACGTTTTGAATTTCGATGTCGTCTCTACCATCACTTCACCCATTCTATCGACCGAATTAGTGTAGGCTGCATTCCACGCATCTGCGGCCGACATTGCTCGCTGATTTTTGTAGAATAGTTCCTCGTTCTCCTGAATACGGGCATTTACTTCCCGAATGGAAAACGATAGCGCCTGATAGCTGGCGTAGATAGCAGCAATAGCAGCTCCGATAGGCGTAGCAATGAATGCCGCCATCTGTTTAACAAGAGACCCAATGGCACCTGCTGCACCCTTAATGACATTCGTAACGCCTCCCGCATTTTGAGCCGTTTGCGCAAGTTGCAGCAAGAAATTGTTCCCAACAGGAAGCGTGTTCTGAATGGCATTCTCATAATTGCCGACATTCGAACGATAATCGCCGATTGCGGCCTCCGCCTCTTTAACGGCGTCGCGCTGCGCTTTGATATGATCTGCTAACGCTTTCCCGCTGGCGCTTTCGCGTTCGGCGGCCGATAACCTTCCATACTGCGCAATAAGGCCGTTCAGATTCGCGCGTAGTTGATTCAATGACCCGTCAAGCTCTTTTTCGACCTTAATGTTATTTTGAATCTCTTTTTCATACTGTCTTTGTTCATCCGTCAAGGCTTTTGTGGTAGACTTCAATTCTAATTGTGCCTTTTTATAATCGGACAGCGAAATCTGGCCGGTCTCGTACTCTTTTTTGAGGTCGGCCAAAATCTTCTTATTGTCTTCAATAGCTTCGTTGGCTTTTACCCAACCCTGAACGAGTTCCTTATAATTGAAGCGAATATTAATAATCTTATCGATCGAATCTTGTGTAGCCATAATTTTACAGTTTAATCAATTTACACTCGCATATACCGCCCTCACCGGTCGTGACGGAGTAGATGGCGAAATAGCATCCGTACACATCGAGGTAAACCCGCCGCGTATAGTCGAGATTGCAGATGTCGGCCACGGTCAGTTTGACGTAGACCGTAATCATGCGGAACTTTTTCAGGATCCGCTGGTAGTCTGCATACCGTTTCGCCACGATACCCTCCGACCCGCCGAAATACATCGTGCGGGGGAAGTATCCGTATTCGAAATACGCCAAACCGTCGGATGTAGTTATACTCAAGGCGAGAATCCGAGGTGAAGGCTCTTTATAGGTTACATCGGTGGTATTTCCGTCTTTATCCTTTTTGACATCGTAGCATGGAACTACGGCAAATGTCGTCTTGTCGTGGATGCTGTTCGTATTGTTGATGAAACGATTGGCCGAAGCCGAGAAATTCAATGATACCAATTCGTTCTCCAGCTCGATGTTCTCGTTGTCGATGGAGATGATACCCTGCGTGTTCAACATCTCGGCGTCCTCGTCGTTGTCGTAGTCGAGCGTGTTGGTCTGGGCATAATCCCCCATCGTGAACTCCGTCCCCTCCGGCCGCCAGATTTCGCCCCGATCGTTCAGAATCACTTTGCGGCTCCAATCCTGAATCGTTGCGTCGAGATGACTGTCGACGATTCGTCTGTCGGTCTGCGTGTTCGGCGTCCGGTTGTCTCCCGAGCCGACGATGCGGTAATCGTAGTCGATCGTCTCCGTCGAATTATAGAACTGATCGGGCGACATCATGCGGATCGTATTGCTATCCGAACTGTCCGGATAGGCGAAAAGTCCGGCCATTGTCATCAATGCCAACAGGAACTCCGCGTGCGTCATATCCGGCAGGTTCTCGGCTATCGGAAACGGAGAGGGGAATTGGATGTTGTCGAAATGGGGCGTGATGATGAATCGGGCCGACACGTAGGTTTTGTTGCCGCCGTTCGTAACGAAATTTTCCAAACTCCACCAGACCACATTGTATTCCTTGACGTTTACCTCTTTTTTATCGAAAATGTCGCTGAGTGAAAAGCAGGTAATATTATCGAATTTCCCAATGTCGGACACTTCGAGCAACACCTGTTCTGTATCATCTGTTTTGCGGCCGGCAAGACGCAATGTGACAGGTTTCGTCGCATTCCGTCGATGTCCGTTAAAAACAATAGGCTTCCCGTCATAACTAAGTATAGACACGTCTACTACTTTCGTATTGGCAATATAGAACTCTTTGTAGAATACGATGTCATCGGAAGCTGGGCTATCTATCTTCACCTTGATACCGATCACCCTCTTGTCCCAAGTCGCATTTTCCTCGTCGAAAAACAGCGGATAATACCCATCATTGCTATTCGTAAAATATCCGGAACTTGCCTCGAACCGATCCGAGTACCAGCTATCCGGCCCTGCGTTTTTCGACACGAGCGGAATTAACAAATCATGACCGTCTATTCGACTTAGTGCAGTTTTGTCTTCTATTATAATTCCGTGGTACCGTTCTATTGCGTTTAATACGGCTTCCACGTAGATAGACGGATGCGTATATTTCCAGTATTGGCGGCTTTCTCCGGGTATGTACCAATTACCGGAAGAGTCTTTTGCATATTCGATAAGCGATGCGCCGAAATCAACTGCGATAAAACCGGTATACGGAGAAATCGGGCTATTCCTAAGTAAATAGCTTGTATCTTCGTTCCACTCGACATAATCCGCTCCCGCCACCTCGATGATCTGCTCGCGCAGATCGCGCAGCGAAGCGTCGAACAACGGCTGGAAGTTGTCGATGTTGCCCCACACGAGTGTGATGTTGATCGTGTCGGTTACGTCCGTAACCATCGCATACCCCCGCGTGAAGACCGGAAAGCCGCCGAGGTAGTACGCTGCCGAATGCTTCCCGTATGCCGCCGAATCGTTCAAGATGTCGATGCGGTCGATCAGACCGAAGGCCTTGCGGTTGCGGGGCGTCAGCGGCAGATTGATCTCCGCGCTGCGGTTGCTCTGGATCACGTCGAGATCGTTGAAGACCGGCGACTGGAAGACCAGCGACGGCGTATCTTCCAGATCGCACAACTGACCGTTTATGTAGAGTTCCTTCGTCATAGCGTCAAGTGCTTTATCGAAAGTTCTACCACGCAGTCCTGCATGCAGGCATTCGTCCGCGAGATGTCGCCGTCTTCGACATAGGCGTCGATCCACACCTTCCGCCGGGCGTCGTACAGCTGCACCTCCCGTCCGGAGAGAATCGATGCGCACAGGTCGAACAGTTCACGGTCGACCAGTCCGCTATGGAGCGTATGGGTCGTGGTCGCCGTGATCGTGCGGTGGCGTTCGGGTGTCAGTTTCTCGGAGAGCGTTTCGAAGGTCTCGTCTTCGGATACGTCGTCGACGCGCTCGGTCGGATGCCAGAGAAAGTAACGCATCAATCCCGTTGCATCGCGCCAGCGCACGAACGATCCGCTGTCGCAAGGATTCGCCACGACCGTCAGACGCGCGCTCTTCACGGCGCCGGTCGTGCCGCCCGTCGAGACGATCAACTGCCGCTCGCCGCCTCCGAATTCGCGGAAGAAGGTCATCGGAAGGGAGAACACGGGATCGACACGCGAATAGACCTCCCGCCGGCCGCTGTCGGCATCGGTGAAAGCGAAGTCCTGCATGGCGCCCGTATAGGAGTTGACGAGGATCTGCTCGCTGTAATCGAACGCCGGAAAGACCACGATCTTCGACGGCTGGGGCCAGCTGATCGGGGTATCGGCCTGCGCATTGTTCGTCATCGCGCGCGCCGACGCCCCTTTGAGCAGATAGAGCGGCGACGAGGCAATCGCCAGCCCGTCTACTTCGAGGCTGATCGTCGTTTGCGCATTCCCGTCCTGTGCGATGATTTCGAACAGATCGTCCATCGGGAATACGGCCGAACCGTTGATGATCGAACGCACCAACGTATAGCCGCCGACTTTGACAACGGCCGCATTGTATGTCGGCGCTTCGCTGACTCCGACCGTATTGTAGTTTCTCACCAGCGAAATGGGGGGTGTTAATCTATATTTAGGCATAATCACTGATTGTTTCATTCAACATCGTAAACACGCTGCGGTCGAGCTGCTCGGAGAGTTGCCGGTCGATGTCGTCCACGGCCGGCTGCAACAGGTCGAACAGGATCTCCGTACCGCCGCCCTCGCGGTAGAGCACCGTGCCCTTGCTCCATACGTTCGCCGCCACGGCGTAGGCGTCGATCTCCTCGATGCCGTAGAGCCCCTCTTTGGCCTGCGCCCATCGTTCGATCGCAAGGAGAAAGGCATCGAAGGAGGCGTATTGCGCCTGCACATCGCCCGCAGAATACCCCTCATCGACGCCGGCGATCCCCTGCCGGCCGACGAACGCCGCTTCGAAACCGTCGTCGTTCTGTTCGACCTGCGTTTGGAGCGATGCCGCCGTCGCGCCCGTGGCCCATTCCGGCACGCCGAGGCTGTTGACCCGCTTTCCGCTGCTGCCCGTCTTCGTTTGCAGATTCGCCACGACCTGCGTGCGCAGCGTATCGAACCGCGCTTCGCACACCTCGATGAATCGCTGCGGATCGAAATAGCGCAGTATCTTGTCGATCCTATCCATTGTTGCAGGTCGAATAGGTCATCGTCGCCTCGCATTCGACTCCGCAGACCAGCTGATCGAATCGGGCGGCGAACGGGGTGATCTTCGTGACCTGCACCTCGACTCCCCGATCCCGCAATGCCTCGAAAAACTCCGCCGAGCGGTCGATCATCTCCTCGACGATCGGCATGACCTGCGTCGCGGTATCGGGTTCCGCTTCGCCGAGGTCGCCGCAGAAGAGGAACTTCGAGGCGCGCTTGTAGACGCCATCGAGATCCGTCGGCGTGATCGTCTCGAAGAATTGCCGCACGACGACCGGATACTCCGTGATCGTTCCCAGGATGTAGTTCGTCTCTTTAAGGCGGGCATAGATATACGAACCGAAGCCGCACGCCCCGGCGGCCTTGTCGATATGGTCGTTCAGCGAGTTTATCTTCACCCCCACGATACGGCGGGCCGGCGGCGTCTGCCCGACGACCTTGTACTCGTATTCCTTGTTGTCGGTCATCTTCTTTTGATTTTAGAGGTTTGTATCCTGCTGAGATTGCGCTGCTCGATCACGTCGTTCGTCGTCGACTCGAAGGCTTCGTAGACGACGCTCCACTCCATGCCGTAGACCGACGCGGGCGATACGGCGCCGTTCATGATCTGCACGTACTTGCGCACCACGGCGGCGATGCCTCGGTCGGGGCGGTCGATCTGCGCCTGCCGCTCCTCGTCGGTCGGTTCGATTTTCAGATCGGCGAATCTCTTCGAGATAGCCGCGAGCGTGTCCATGCAGTGCAGAAAGTAGCGGTACGCACGGATGAACCGCAAATCCGCGACCTTCTCTTTCGGGATGCCGAGCATTTGCGACAACACGTTGACGAAGTAATCGGTGGAGCGGTTCGTCGCGTTCAGCACCGCCAGATCGCGCATCGTCATGTGTTTCGGATCGCGGGCCGCAATACGCCTGTCCGGCAGCCACCGCCGATGCAGTACGCAGCATTCCGGTTCCGCCCGTCTCTTGATCTCTTCTGCAAACCGACGGCTTTCGAGGTTGAACAATGCCGCCCTGCCGATGATGATGTCCCGAACGGTGTCGGTCGATTTGACGATCATAATCCGAATAAGTTTGCGGGTTCGAAAATTGCCGAACAATAGTCCGGCACGGCCCCCAGTTCGACGAGCTTCGGCCGCAGGACGCAGCATTGGCGCACCATATCGTTCCAAACCTCTACGGCGCGGATGCGCGGACTCGCTTCGTCCGAATATTCCCCACGCTGCACCTTCTCGCCGGCCGGTGTGCCGACCGTAGTATGCGTGCGCAGCCAGTAGAAATAGACATAGTTCGCAATGGGCGAGGTCTTGACCGCTTCGTTTCTGAGCAGCGCAACGATCTGCGGATTCTCCTCCGCCGTCTCTGCCAGTGCCTCACCCAGCAGATTGCGGAGGAATCTCGGCTCGTAAATGGCGATGTAGGAGTTCGCCGAATCGATGAGTGCCTGAGCGAGCGCCGTCGGCTTGTCGTCCTTCCGATTGGCGATGCCGGAGATGTAGATCGGATCCTTCTCGAAATAGGTGTTGTCGATAATCATGGAAAATGTATTTAGCGGGCGCAGGGGCGATCAAACCCCTGCGTCCTGAAATTACTTCACCGTTTCTCGGTGGCGCGGCCCAACTTGATGAGCGTCTTGGCATGTACGGGATGCACCTTATAGGCTTTGCCCTTCTCCAGCGTATTGCCGGGGCCGCCGGTTCCGTAGACCGTCACGCGATCGTTGAAGTCCACATTGGTCTTTTCTTCTTTCGTTGCCATATTCTTTTTCGTTTAACATGTTTGACTTAGGCTGCCACCTTCGAAGTCTCGGCAGCCGGTTTCTGTAAGGCGGCGATAATGGTCGCAAACGCGCCTTTGACGAACGCCCCCTGATCGACCGATGCGAAGTACGAGTGCAGACGCTCCTCGCAGATGACCGTGAAGAGATTCTTCTGGAAGTCGTCGTCGACCCACCCGAATTCGACGCGAATGCCTTTGTACGGGCGAACGTTCCATTTGCTCGTATCGGCAACGAGGAAATCGCCGGCCTTGACGTAGGTCGATTCCACGATCTCCACCCCGCGGATGAGCCGGAACAGCTCGTCCGAGATGTAGTGACCCGTCGAATCCTTCGTCAGGTCGATGGAGGCCCGATCCGAAGGGTTGAGCATCACCACGTCGGGATAGAAGTTCAGGTTCCGCATCTGGAGGATCGCTGCGCGGATCGCATCGGCCTTGTTCGCCATTTCGACCGTCCCGTCGAGCGCGGTGGTCATATAGGTGGCAGCAGCCGTAAAGATGCCTTTGAGATTCACGCCCGTGCCGTCACCGGTGAGCAGCTGTTTCGTGCGTTCCTGAACGAGCGACGTGCGCAGCATGTTGTCGATCTCCGACTGCATATAGTCGAAATCGTCGCGCATCTCGTAGGAGATTTTGGCCGATACGGCCACTTTCTTCGCCGTCGACGTCTCAGGGGCATACGACCAGTCCATAGCGGGCTTCAAGGCCCCCTCGGCGATGAATGCAGGAGCGCCGTTGCCGGGCTTGCGATCCACCCAAGTGATATTGGGCGAGTTGGTCGAGCCCTTGAACAACCGTTCTACGACGCGCGTGTCTTCGCTCGGCGCGTAATGGATCGTGCGGTCTACTTCGGTGTTGAGCGCTGCAACCGCCGCGGTATTGGCCGCCACGGTGATCGTCGTAGCAGCCGCTTTGATCTCCAGTTCGAGCGCCGTATTGCGTTTCTCCGCGAAAGCGCGTTTCGCCTCGTCGCTCGAAAGGAACGCCTTGATCTGCTCGCGGATCGTGCGGCCCTTGCCGGCGCTGCCGCTCATCGAACGGCGAATCTCGCTCCCCTGCTCCTTGAGAGCCTTCTCGATCTCCGCGATCTTCTCGGCCGACACGCCCAGTTTCCCGAGCGACGATTTTACCGACTCGACGATCTCTTCCTCCGATTTGATCCCCTCGGCCAGCATTTCGAGCTGGTCGTTGATGTGCTTGCCGAGCAATTCCATGCCCTTGCGATCCACATCCGAGAACTCCCCGCTGTCGGGCAGTTCGAATTTCTTGAATTTGAATGCCATGTTTTCAGTTTTTGATTTGACCTAATTTTTCGAATACCGAACTGCGTGAAGTGAGTGGCGCGCGGGCCGGCTCGGCTTTGAACATCGACAGTATTCTGCTGTGTACTTTTTCGTATTCATCGGGCGCGGTCTCCCGTAATGCCTTGACATATCGTTCCATGTCGTCCAAGGCTTTCATGTCGCCGATATACTCCGTGTGCTCGTTGGCGCCGAAGGTGACGACCGAAATCTCGTGCAGAATAATCTCCTTCACGATCAGGCAGTCGAGATCGGGATCGTAATCGCATTTGTCCCATACATACCGATAGCCGATCGAGAACTGGTTGAGCACCCCTTCGTGCATCTGCACCCATGCGCGGCGAGCGTCCGGCACGGCATCGAAATCCGAGAGCTGCACCGTGGCGTATCCGCCGTCGTCCTTCTCCTCGATCGACAGGATACGGCCGATCGGGTTCTTCGTCTCGTGCTGCCACAGGAATTGTATCTTCCGGTTCGTCGCAGACGCCGGCCCGCGCTCCTGAATACTCTTGCTGATGCAACCCTTCATCAGTATGTCGCCGTCCGAATCGACCGTTCCGAACGAACAGAACTTCACGAGAATGATGTGTTTCTCCTCGTCCACGACATCGGCCTTCAATATCGGCGCTTGCTTGAAAGCCCCGCCGCGGCTCATGACTTTTTTATACAGTAGTTTGTCCATTATTCCAGAATGTTTGCAATGATGTTTTTCCCCTGTTGCTCGGTAATGAGACCGGAGGCGATCGCGTTGCTGGCAGCCGTCACGGCCGCCGTCAGCGAGTCGGCATACAGCCGCTTCGCTTCCTGGAAGATCGACAGGTGATCGAAATAGGGAACGATGCGGAATCCATCGAACCCGTGCGCCGCGTTCAATACCTCCGATATTCGCTCTGCATCCGGTTTGATCGCATCGTTGTACAATTTGACCTCGGCCGCCGTAAGATTCGCATAGGTCGTACCTTCGGTGTCGATCAGTACATACGGCACTTGATAGGCATCGGCAATCTCCTTCTTGGCATTGCGCTGCACCTCCGTGAGATTCATGTCCTTCATGTTGGCCGAAATCTGCACGAAAGCAGCCTTCAATCCGGTCACGATGTACTTATATTGGCCCTTCATCACGCCGTATCGCCGCAGGGCCGCTTGTGCCTGCTCCCGATCCTCCTTGTTCTCCGGCAACACGGATGTCCGGAAATCCTCGCTATTCAACGAGATGATACCCAATGCCCCTCTGTTGATGATGAGTTCGTTCTGCGCCTCGAATGACGACACGAAAGGATTGACGGCGTTCTGCAAGGCTGACAGACGCGACTGCGATGCTCCGAAGATATTCGGATTATAGGCCGAATCCCGCACGACGAACATTTGATCCCGATCGACACGAATTTGATAATCGTTGATCGAAACCATATAATAATCGATCTGCGGATCGGGCCGGAAACCGGTGAATTCGGAGGTCGTCACCTCCTGAACAAGCGGATTCGGAATCACGTAGAGTTCGTAGGCCGTGGGCACACCGACCGGCTCCCAGCGAAGAATATAGGCTTTTCCGTAAATATCCTTGAAGGCTTCGATCATCGCCGTGAAATCTTCGATCGTTTGAAAGTCATTCGGATGCTTCCACCTGTTCAGTTCCTCCGTGCGACCTGCGACCTGGCGAGCGTCGTCCGACGGATCGACAGCCCACCAGCGGGCGTTGCGAATTGCCGCGGATTTCTTGGTCACGACCGAAAACAACGCGCTGCACCGAGCGTAAGCGATAGTCTGTTCGGCAACGGTGTCGCAGTCGATCGTACTACCGCTGCCCAATCCCATTGCCGAGAGAAAATCGCGCACAGAGACGAACCGCTGTTCCTCCGCTGTCGGAGTTCCGCACTCCGATTTCGTCGTCAAGTCCTGACTCTTACTTCGCCACTTCAAGCTGAATCTCATTGCACATAGCCTTTGAAGCAAAGGTAAGGGCGATAAAAGAGGGTTCTCCGAACTTTTCGCTGTTTTTTCATTTTCGGCGGTTGCAGACCCAATAGAGATACTCCATTACAGCGTATCGGGCCGCATCCCACAAGTGATTGAATTTGTCGATCGGCTGGTTGATCGTAATGCCGTTCACCGAATCCCACACATAGGAATTGGCCTCGGTTTGGAAATTACGGCTGCGGACGATATGGAGGCGGAACGATTTGACCATGTGAATTCCGTCCGTTACGGAACCGGCATATTTCTTCGCCTTCACCACGCTGAGCCCGCGCAGCAGCAGGCCGTCGACCATCGATTCGGGATTTTTAGCGTATTTGTCCGCCGAGTCGGCGAATATGGGCATCCGCCCGACCACCCCCTCGATCGCATCGTAGAGCAAGGCCGGATCGGAGCAGGGTGCATAAAACTCTTCCTTCATGTATAGATCAAGCCCCCGAAGCCCCAGACGGACGAGCGCCGTAGGATCGTTCGTAAATCCGAAGTCAAGGCCGAACACGACCCTTTCCAGGTCGGACGGAAATTCATCGATCCAGTCGATATTCGGATAGACAAGACCCTCTTTCGCTGCACGGATTCCCAATCCATAGACTTTCCATCGCCACTCGTCGGCCGTGCCCGCAGCAATGTTCGCCGGTGTAGGTTCATAGGATTCGATCTCTCGTATGACCCTAGGCGGGCAGAACGGATTGTCTTTGTATGTCGTGTGCGTAAAATAGGTGTGCGGCTGCCCTTCCAGTTCGAAGGCCCAATGTTCGGTATATTTGGGATTCCAGTCGCCGATGACCATCGTCGTGCAGCGCATCGTGATATTTTTGTACTGCTGCTTCGAGATGTCGTCCAGCATCTCGTTGATGTAGATGATGTCGCAATCGTATCCTTCACGGCTATCCATTCTGTCCAATCCGCGGAAATGGATCACGGAGTTGTTGATATAGTAGTCGGGATGTTGATTCTCGCTGCGCATCGCATCGGGATCGTAGACGCCGCGCAGGGTCAGTTTCTTGCGGAAATCGGCAAGGGTGATCTCCTTGCAGGCCTGCAACGTATTTCGATATACGAAGATATTGAGCGGGGATAGTGCGAGCGTACAGATGTCGTACAGAAAATCGAAGGCATCGTAGGTCTTCCCCGAACGGCTCGACCCTTCATTAAAAATCTTCAACACCGCATCCCGTTCCCTGTACTGCATGTACCGATACATGAGGTAACGATACACTTTCCCCCGATAGGTGCGGATGTCAGGCAGACGATGCATCGGCAGGCGGTGTTTTTTCGATCGACAACGCATCCTCCGCGTCTATTTGAATGACGACGGGAGCGACGGCAGGATTTTCTATCTTTCCGGATAGTTTCACCTCCTTCGGCGCTGCGTAACCCAACATGTTCATGATGCTGTCGAGACTCTTCTGCTTGTCGTAGCACTCGATCTTCACGAACTCCTCGACAATCTCATCGCCATTCGAAGCGATCCGTTTGACCTGTTTGGTATTGATCGACTTTATACATGCCTTCTCATCGTCCGTGAGCGACTCGAACTCTTTAAGCGACATCCAGCCGTTACGAATGCGGGTCGCATCCGAAAAGGCGATCTTCTGGTGCTCGCGGATGATCTGCAAGGCCGAGATGCCCGCAGCCTCGGCAAGGTGAGTTTTCAGATATTCGATCCTCGCTGCAACCTCGCTGTTTTGTAATAGCAGATAGGCATTATTCCATACCGTGTTATCGCTCATGTTCGAACATCTGTAAGCATAGCGATATGCCTCGGACGCATTACCGCATTCGAGGTACTTATTGCAAAACTTTTCCTGTTTGATCGTGAGCTTGCCCATATATGCAAAGATCGCCTATCGGGGAGACGATTCTTTCAACTTTTCGCTCTTTTTCATTGCCCGATATAGCGGTATTGTAGGTGTGCATGTAAATCATGCCACTCTTCGATCAGTCGGGGATGCCGTTCGACAAATGCCTCCCACTGTACGCGGCGCAGATAGACCCGCCCGTTGCGGACGACTGCGTCGAGTGTCCGATCCACTCGAATCGATTTCCATATCCAACGTGTCGAAATGCCGTACTCATCGGCTGCGGCCTGAATTGAGATAAAATGGTTCATTGCAAATCCCGAATTAATTACTACCTTTGTTCTTGGGTGAGGGGTGATCTTTCGGGATCGCCTCTTTTTATATCAAACAGTTATACCTGTTCTACTTTCCGGAATATTACATCCATCCCATCCTCTCGTTCGTACCAACGACAGCTGCCTGTCATCTCGTTGTAAGAGCAATTGCCAAAACGCGCACAATCCCGACATGCACATCCCTCTTTATTTCGATCATAACCTACAACCTCTACGGTCTCGCCTTCATACTCGAACCGCTCGCCGACCGGACGAGTTTAACGTTTTTCATCTCTGGGTTTCATGGCTTCCCTACCTTTCGAGTTTCACCACCTCGTCCATTCCGACGATACCCCGCCGGCGCAGACGCTTGATGAAGTTCTTTATGTTCAATGCCTGCTCATAGTAACAGTCCTTTTCGACCTTGACACGCGATTTGCGGTCACTCTCGATCTTCATGTTCTCAGGATTCAGCCACGAATCGGCCGACACCTCCACTGCTGCTCTCGACGCTGTCCGCGTAACCGTATTAAATTTATAGAGGGTATGACCGGGTACCCGAACCAGTTGCCCGATCAGTTTGTATTCGTTCTGCTTTCGTTCGACGGCCTCGATCTGCGCTTTGGCGATCTTATCGTTCGTCACGCCGTCATATGGGGTCAAGATGTCCATCGTTCTATTCGTTTTCGTAGATCGGCCGCCAGCCCAAAACATGCAGATTCTCGAACGTTCTGTCGAGGTCTACGCTCCAGCCAGTCGGGAATTCGTTGACCGCATACCATGCACCCGTTACGAGCGTTGCGCCATTGGGTAACACAACCTTTGCAATGACACGCATCTCATCCGTCGGCGGCTTGTTGGGATCATTCCAGCGGGTCAATTCTTCCCGTTCGGATTGTGCACCGGCGATGAAATCCAATTCAGTTGCTTTCTTGTGTCCGACAAAGTCTCTGACCCCACCGCGCCATACTTTTCGCGCGTATGATTTTGCCCGTTCTTTAATCGTTTTCATATTTCGTTCAGTTTATAGTGCCCCTTATCATTGCGCAGCAACAACCCCTTTTTCACCAGCCGCAAACAGATAGGCTAAGCCCAACTGCTGTGGTGTGTCTCACTAAACCCAAAGGCTTGGGAATGTGTCTTGCCGATTACCGACGGCGACACATAGTCTTTACCTTTCAGGTAGGATATTATCCACTCTTCGCTTTTCGTCAGTTTTATATCTCGTTTAGTTTTTGGATAAATGATCTCAAATCTTCACACAGTACAGGGTGGCAATCCCTGCCGATCCCGCCACAACCGTCCTTGTATTCGCAGGAGGACTTGAATGCCTCTACCGCTTTTTGCCGCATCCGCTGCTCGGTATCCTGCTCGGCGAGTTCGGCCGCACGGGTCATTGCAGCCCAAAGTTGCCATTTGGCATGGTCAGTCATCTCCACCGTGAGATGATCCATACACCCGTCGATAAATTCTTTTGCTTCTTTGCTTTTCATCATTCACCTCCTTTCAACAATTCAGGGTTGTCGTGGATATTTCCAATCTTTTTAAAGACATAACACCAAATTTCTTCCGGCTTATTATGCGCATCAACAAAACAAAATCCACGTCCCCTATAAGCAATCACGCTACACATCTTAGTTCCCATCATATTTTCCCATTCTACGATGTCCCCTTCGCAAATTTCTTCACCGTTCTTGTCTTTCATCCCCGTGTACTGGCCGACGGTGTCGGGATCAACCTCGTGCCATTGCTCGTGGTGATCCACAAACTCAACGATCATGCATACGCCATAGTAGTCTTGGAGCAAGCTACCTTCTACCCATACTCCATTGTCGAGGCGCTTGCCTCTGGATTTAATTTTTTCTCATAGGCTCCAATTTCTTTGTAATTATTTCGAGATTTTGCGAGAATCTCGTTATTTCTTAAAGTAGCAGATTGCATCCTCTGCACTTCCCTATCTTTTTGAACAGTTCGAACCATCGGCCGAACAAGTACACCTCCAAATATCGCCTTCTTGCTATAATGCGTCGTCCATCAGTACATTCGCACTTCTCTATACATATTCTAAAAAATCTCATATCCTTCCTATTTCACCAATTCGAACTCGTAGACCACGACCCACGGATTTTGACCCCACGTTCCGCGGCCGGATACCTTGTCAATCAGCGAAGCGAAGGCTTCGCGGTGATCGTCAAAATAGAAGCCCTCTTCTCGGCGCATATCTTCAAAGTAAAATTTGCCAATTTGGGGCAAATACCGAATTCCCTCCCTAAGGCAATCAGCCTCCGAAATATCATACAACCGCTCGCACTTGATTCCGGTGATGCGGATTTGATGCGGCATCAACTCGGCCTTAACGAACATCTTATTTGACCAACTTGCCAGACGTTGATCTTCAAAGAGGCGCAATATGGCGGCGTTTGGTTCGAAACCACTGGCACACACGTCTCTATAACTCTGCGCCACAGCCACGACCTCGCCGACAAAGTAATACGGTTCGATATATTCCCACCCGTCATTCTCGGTATAGCCATATAAGCCAAATTCCATTTCTATACAAGGTTGCCAAAGTCGCAATTCCTCATATTTCGATTTGGGATCGGCTAACCGCCTCGTCATGGTCTTTCGACTCTCGATGACCGCCTTCGTCAAGCCGTAGCGGTCGTTGAACATAATCTTTTTCATCCTTTATAACTTTCGAATTCCACACTCTTGAAAATCGCCCGATGATTGCATCAGCGGGCCAACCGTTTTTGAGGACACGTTTTCATATGAATTCAAATTGTAGTTGTTTATTGCGATAACCTACACCCATACAAGCCAAGCCTATTTCGTTATTCGAGAATGTCGTTATCGGGTTTACGGTGCAAGGAAGCGACTGAAATCTACACCAGTCACCGTCGCAATGTTCACAAATTAAAGCAAAGTTCCTCGGGAGTACTCCGCCAGGCAATGCTTTCAAAACGACCGTGATCTCGGCTCAACTGTTTCCATGTTTCCCAGCGCGAACGGCGCATTTTATCGGACATATCTCCTTTATGCTCACCGAATAATTCACTCCACCTGATTCCCAATGTTACCATTTTCATAATTTCTCGTATTCATTTATCGTTTCGAAAATCCGCAACGCCACCTGCGGGACTATGGCGTTGCCGTAGGCTTTGATCGACTCCCTGCACCATGCCGGAAAGGTAATTCCGTCCAGTCCGGCGGAAAGCCCATCATCTGGGCCACATATCGGGGACTCAGTCGGGAACCCTTCCCAGTTCGGGACAGATGCGAAATCATGACGTCGTGGACGACTCCGCTCTTCCGCTTCGCATGACTGAGAGGAAACGAATTGTTTTTCGCATCGCAGGCCGTCGGCGTCGACAACAGCCCCATCCGCGCTGCAAGCGCGAGCGTCGGCCGCTCGGATGCATCCTTCGGCAAGCTCCTGTTCACACGCCCGCTCCCGCAATCCGACGCGACCGGTGTCGGCAGTAGAGCCGGCGACAATGGCTCCGAATCGCTCTTGCCATGAGCTTTCAGCCCTTGCGTCACCACGGTGGGCAACAAACCATGTTCTGTATCGCAGATGGGGAGCACCGACGCCCGCAGCTGGTATAAGGTACGCTTGCACCTCGTATCCTGCCGCCTCCAAATCAGCGCACACCTGCTCGAAAACCATTCCCTGCGACCAATTAACGATTCCGAGAACGTTCTCGCCCACGACCCAGCGCGGTCGAACAGTCCGAACAACTCCGAGCATTGCGGGCCAGAGGTAGCGGTCGTCGGCCGTACCCTTGCGTTTGCCCGCGAGGCTGAACGGCTGGCACGGGAAACCGCCGGTGAGCACGTCGACGCGGTCGCGCCAAACGGTAAAGTCTGTTGTTCGTATGTCTTCATAATGTTCCGATTCGGGAAAATGATACTTCAATACGCGCCGGCAGAACGGGTCGATCTCGCAGTTGAAGACGTTCGTCCAGCCGGCCCACGCGGCCGCCAGGTCGAAGCCGCCGATGCCGCTGAATAGAGAACCGTGCGTCATTAGTACTCCACCGCTGCCCTGCGATCGATGAAGAAATGAATACCCGGTGCGCATTCGCTCCACATGTTATCGTCGAAATCCGGAACTTCGACTGTGGCACCGACGGTGTAGACGAAGTTTTGGTCATGGCCGGAACGAACGGCATCCACAGTTGCCCTGGTGCCGTCCATGTTCTGAATCTCCATGACGTATGCTTTATCGCAACGGCATTTGTGTCCCGTTGCCGAACTGCGCCGCGCATCTTCCGGAATTCGTAATTTTACGATATGCCCAGAGGCTTTTTTCCAACCGATGAAACTACCCTCGGTCGGACATGATAGATAACATCCTTTGGCATCGCGCAGGTTGGCACCGCACAGGTTGGCACCGCGCAGGTCGACACTGCGCAGGTCAGCACCGCGCAGGTCGGCATCGCGCAGGTCGGCATCGCTCAGGTTGGCACCGCACAGGTCAGCATCGCGCAGGTCGGCACCGCGCAGGTCAGCATCTCGCAGGTCGGCATCGCACAGGTCGGCACCGCACAGGTAGGCACCGCACAGGTAGGCACCGCACAGGTTAGCACCGTACAGGTCGGTATCGCGCAGATCAGCACCGCGCCTAATAGCGTCCAAAACCGTTTCGGTGATTGTGTTTCCCTCTTTCGTGTATTCAAATACGACCGAGCCCGTCCAACGGTTGCGGATTTCGATTTTAATCTGTTTCGTTGATTCCATTGTGGTAAATTTGTTTATCCGGATTCATGTATTGATTTGCGGCAGAAATAGCATCTTCGAGCGTGCGAACTACAACATACTTGTTCCCCGCAGCCTCAAAGGATTCCTGCCATCTTCTCTGTACGGCACTCTGACGACTGCCCTTTGCCTGTGTCTTGAACTCCAAACCGAGCGATCCGTATTTGCCCCTCGGAACGAGCAGAAGCAAATCCGCAGCACCGGCAGTCATACCTTCGGCCTTCATGATTGCGGCTTCGGTCTTACTCCGGAGTCCGCCGTTCGGGACACTCGTCAGACATAGTGCATAGGACGGATATTGCATCCGGAACCAGCGGACGAACGACTGTTGTATACGAGATTCAACGTGCCTCATTTGCGCAGACTGTTTCCATTGAACGCAACACGATAGCACAGGTATTTAATACGGTCATATATCCGGTCACCATAGCGTTCCTTGATGCCTTCACCCGACAGATTTGAGGAAGCTATAACCATCCGATCGGGGTTATCCTGCGCCTTGTTCACGATCTCGACTACCACATTCCGGCGTGTACCGAATTCGACGCGATCCACCTCTACACCTATATCGTCCAATGCGATGAACTTGCGTTTTAATACCTCGTCGATACATACGTCCTGCGCTCCGCAGTCCACGACCGTAACGATTCGATTAGCGAACTTGCGCAACAGCATGGGAATGGCGTAGCGGGTTATCAGGGATTTTCCGCGTCCGCAATTACCGAACAGCAAAAGTCCCTTACCGTTGTTATCCGACAACCACGCTGCAACCTTGTCGTATTCGGGAAGCCATACCAATCGTTCTCCCATTGCCGACAGCACAGTAACCAGCGCGTTTTTCAATTCCGTCCGCGCATCGGGTATCCGAAACCGGAAGCGTGCGCATGGAACCGGATTACCCTCAGTTCGCAGTTGTTTGAGTATTTCTTCGTAAGACATATTCAGAATTCATCATAATGTTGAGTCGGTTTTGCATGGTAGGTCGTAGCCGGATGCCGAGTGTTCGAACGGGACAACGACGTTTCATTACGCCGACGTGCCCAATTCAGAAATGTCAGATAGGCCGAACGGTTACGTTTCAGCAAGGGTTCGTAGTTGTGCATCGCGCGCAATAGGTCACGGATGAAGTCAAGAGCATAAGCCTCTTTTAAAGCCGAGAATTGCGCCTCGGAAAAAGGCTCTTTCATTTTCGCGACTCGCGGTGCATTTTCCGAAATCCATTGTTGAAACTCCAAGAACTCGCGGGAGGGGGTGCCGCGGAACTGGGGGTGGGTGTTGGAGGAGTCAGTTACCTCTGCCTTCTCCGAAAAGGGCGGTAGTACGACTGTCTCCCCATTAGGGGGATTATAGGGGGTAATATTATTCTTGTCTAGTCTATCTTCTATACAAGAAGTATCGCCTTCGTTTTGGCTCCGTTTTTGGCTCCGTTTTTGGCTCCGTTTTTGGCTCCGTTTTTGGCTCCGTTTTTGGCTCATGTTTTGGCTCATATTTAAGCCAATTGAACCATTTGAAGCGATTCCGGACTCGGGATTCGGCTCTTCAACGAATGAAAAAGCTGTGCGGTTCCCCTTTCCGCGTCCACCCGTTGCAATACGCAACAAACCTGCTTGCTCCAATCGGTTTTTTGCTCTCGAAATTGCATTGCGTGACGCCCCTACATTCTCGGACAGTCTTCTGTCGGAATGCGTGAAGTTATCCGGCCAGCCTAACCGATTCGCTTGTTCTACAAGGTAGAAGTAAAGCCTCGATTCACAGCAGCCAAATTGCCACGTTGCATCCAATTGCCAAAATTTGCGTATCAGGTCTATATAGCTCATAACCGCATCCTCTCTTTCTCGAAACTTATCATCGTGCGAAGGTTGTCACATTGATGCTTGCACGCCGCATTGATCCGATCCAGCCACTTTTCAAGGGCATTCAGCTCGGAAGACGCACTGCCGATCAGTTTGTTCGCAAGTGACGGGGAAAGGATAAGAATAGCCTCTCTCTCGTCGTCAAACAGTTTGGCCACAGCTGCATCGCGCATTCCGACCACCTCGCTCAGCAATGCCCCGCTTCGAGCGTAATATACACCCAGCTGATCCAAGCGACGCACCATCGAATCGATGTCGGAGACCGTCGTGCACTCAAGAAGATTCTGGATGTCTCGCGCCTCCCTGCGTATCTGTTCGATCCTTGTCATGACGTTTGTTGATTTTCTTCAATAATAATCTCCCGCGACGCAACGCATCCCATTCCCTTGCAGTCAGCATCGTATGCCCGCGGATGCGCGATAAAGTGCGGAGGATGCGGAGTGCTTCCCGCACCTCCGCATCAGTAATCCGCATATCCATCGTCAGAAGGGAAGATCATCCGTATTATCCGCTACGGGCAAATCGGAGACTTGATCCGGTGTAGGTTCCGTAGGACGGAAGATAACCGACTTGCCACGGCCGACATACGTGCGCGCATCTTTTCGTTCGCGCTCCTCCTTACTCTGACGGATGAATACGCAGTGCGTATTCTCGTACTGATCCGGCTGGCGAAGCTCCGAAACGCATATCGAAATGTACTTTTTGCCGTTATCGGCGACGAAGATTTTGTCTCTGGGAATATCGCTTACGCAAAGCGATACATTGATTAAATCTGCCATTGTCATCGTTTTTTAAAGGTTACTTTAAGTATCGTCTTGCTGCTTCGCGCAGGAGGATAGAAAATTTCGCCCGTGGCGGGATCCGTCAGGCCGGAGGCCGGCAACGCCCGCAATATCTTCTCCTTCTCCTTGATGGCGGCCATGACCGCATCGCGCATTTTGTACAAGTCGTCCAAAGCCTGGCAATTACAGCCCGAGTAGTCGTACTTGACGCCGGCCTCTACCTCTTCGATCGTACAATCCGAGGATGTTCTGCCGTGTCCGTATTTGGCCAATTCGCGTAACGTAATGTCGCGCACCTCTTCGGACTTCTTGAACAGCTCGATCGCCTTCTCCATGCGGGATATATTCTCGTAAGCGACGAGCGGATCGACGTCTCCGCGGGTAACGGCGTCGACGGCGAGCTTCGCCAGCTCCGCGGGGCTGCTCGTCTCGCGTATCAATATCGGCTGCGTGTTCATCGTTTCTGCTGTTTACTGTTTAGATATTCGTCGTAAAATTTGGCGAAAACTACCGCCGTCGTATCGTCCGCATTGTAACTGCGACGCAGGAAGGCGATGACATCGAATTTCGTCGGGTCTTTGACCGTCGTACTACCCTTATATGCCCAGTTCATGAACGAATCGCGCATGACGGCATCGTTCAGCATATCGGCCGTGATCCGTTTCTTCGGAGCCGACTGCACGGGTGCGACTGCCGGTATCGGGTCGGGAGCTGCCGACTGGCGTTGCACAGATCTCTGAGGTGTCGCCCCCGCGCCGGTCTGTCTGCCCTTGAATACCTCGGCACCGATACCCAACCAGGAACAAACCTTCGTCAGCGCATCCGTGGTCGCTCCTTTGCAGGCGTCGCCCAGATCGATATTGTCGTTGCCACCAAAACACTCGTAGTAGATGCCGTATTCAGGGATCGAAAAACGCAGCTTGACGACAACCATGCGCTCGGCCCGTTCGACGATCTCCGTCTCCACGCGCCACGAACCTACTCCGAATACCTCGTTGAGTCGCTCCGTTACATAAATCGACTTGATAGACGACAGGAACTCCTTAGTCGGATGCTGCGATACGGCTTCATCGGGAAGACGCCGATCCAATGCCTCCTTCTGTTCAGGGGTAATAGTTCGTGTTTCCATATCCTACTTATCCTCGACTATTCGATGCGTAAACTTCTTCGCATCGAGATGGCGCATCATGTACGCGATCTCTTTGCGTATCTCGTGCGTCCGCAACTTGCGGCTCCAACTCCCCGACGCTACAATATTCGTAGGACGGGCGATCTCGTAGATTTCGATTCTCGTTTTCATGTGTGACAGATTGGTTAGTTGAGTTGCTTTTCAAGGATTATTGCATAGTCCGGATATTCTCGGCCATATTGGTCATATACCACGCGAACGCATACCCTGTCGCCCGTGTATTCGGCGTAGCGCTCCACACTGCCGTCGTCGTGGCTGCCGCCGATGCGCGATTCGTATTCCGCGTAGAAATCGACCGAAGCCGTCAGACCTCTATATTCAACCTCGCAGGTTCCGGATTCCAGCCCGAGATCATGGGTGATCGCTTCGTTAATCTGTCTGGCGAACTCTTGCAGTTCGGAAGGAACGAGATGTATTTTCGGTTCCTCGATACCGCAGACCACCACAATCGGCTCGTCTTTCGACTTCGTGTGCAGGTCATACCCGTAACGGGCCGGTACACTCAAACTCGGATAAACCGCGTATTCTTCTTTTGGCGTTTTCATTCCCTCTTAGAATTTTGCATGTTGACGATTGTAGATTCTCCGCATGGAGTTCATCAGATCGGGGAACGTCCGGATATACCCCATATCGACCGAGAAAGCCAGTTTGCGTTGCAGGCCGTCCAACGCCCGAAGCTGATTCGGCGATGCCGTGTTCCGGATGTCGCGTTCATGCTTGTTGAAGACGGTCCAGTTCAAACCCCGCGCAACCTGAGAATAATCCACATCCGGAAGCGCGGCGATCGACCGTGCAAGTACGTTGTAGTTGTCGCCCGCATGATGCCGGTACTCGATCAGCTGGTCGTAAACGAATTTCACGACTTTAACCTCGAAGCGGGGATTGAGCCACATCGCAAACTTCACGAACAGGTACGGGTGCATCCATGTACCGCCGTTGTATTTGCCGCGTGTTTTTAAATATGCCAAATTTGGCACCTTTAAATTTTCCTCCTCCATCAGCGCCTCGATGAAATCTTTGGTGTTCTGATTTTCAAAGAAGTCCTGTATTCGTTTGTTGCTGTTCTTGGCTTTGTTCCATTGCGCAAGCAACGACGTCGCGTTGAACATGCCGTCTCTCGTGCGTTGGTATACCTCGAATTTACCCAGCGGGCGGGTCATGATGACATTGCTTTTCATCGTTCGTTGAAGAATTCGTTAAACTTCCGTTCGAAATATGCTCTGTGCGCGGCCGCAAACCCGTAGGCGGCCAGGATCGCACACGAGAAAAGAACAAGGATCACAAGCTCGGCCATAACACTTGCGGTTCGGAGAGACGTTTGCGCTCTCGATAGATGAACAGATCGCGTTTGCGACGCTGAGTATGGACTCGTTTATACCACATGCACCAGAAATAACCGGCCACTCTCTTCCAGAGAGGCGCGGGCTTCAATTCGAATGAATCCATGACTATCGGTTTTTGTAAAGTTTTTCCAGTGATGACAACTGATCCTTAACGCTATGCACCGAGGCAAAACCTCCGGTAATAACGTTGTCGCACCAACGAAAGACGATACTTGCTGCACAGCGGTAGAAATGCGCAGCAGAGAGCGGATTAGATGTAGTTCCGTGAAGAATGCCGATAAGGTCGGCTTTCGTGAGATGACTGTACGGGTAAGGTACAGATGTAGCCCCGCTACTGTTCTTCGCGGGTCGGCTACTTTCAGAGAGGTTTGGCATGGGTCTGAAAGTTGATATAAGTACATAAAAAGAAGGGCGAGCCTTCAAAAAGTCGCCAAACTTTCCACTTCGCAAAAGGAAGTGCCCGAAAACTCGCCCTAAGGCTTAAAGATTATGTACTTCGCTTACACGAAGTGAAAAGTTTGGCATTGCAAATATAGCGATTTATTTTGAAACTGCAAAAAAAGAAATGAAAAAAGGCATCGAATTCGACGCCTTTTCAAAGTTGAATCAAGAATTACTATGCCTCGAACACCTCATGCAGCTTCACGATGCAGTAAGCTACGGGCTTATCCTGCGAGGTCTCAACCTTGACATCTACAACGTACACCGACGTAAGCGGATTGTCTTCGCCGTACAACATCTCCCGCTTCACCTCCTCATCGTCGAACAACACCTTCATGGCCCGTCCGGGGAGAATGCTGTCGATGACGCCCCGATTCTTTGCATTGTTTTTTATATCGCTGCTGGCTTGCTGCCATGTCATAAGCACATTCTTGTGAATATCGGTTTGTTCTCGCACTGATAGTTTCTCGATTTCTTTCCTTACGGCATTTTGTATTGCGTTCGACTCGACGCTATCGGTTCTCAATCCAATCTTGATATCGCCGTTGATATATGTGCCTATGTTGATCACAGCTCCATTATCTGCGGCAATCGGATTCACAATATTCCCGAAATCCCGACAATCGGAAATTGTCAAATCAGGGTTCTTCGTACTTTTACCCAAAAAGTAGCTTAGCGCATCTTTGCAATATCCTACAAAACCAATGATCGAATTCGCATTTTCCATGAATGGTAATGCAGCAACTGCCAAAGTATCGATAAGTTCTACAATAACGCATCCTTGACGAATCTCTTTAACATAGAGCTTGGCTTCGCTATTGATATTTTGCTCCGGATGTTTCTTTAAGTAGGACACATATTGATTATTCAATGAAATCAAAGATCCGGTTAAATCCAGCAGTTCCATTGGTTTTGTATCTTCTATATGAATATGTAGCCTGACATCTTGCATCGTGTTCAATTTATTCGTCTTGTCAAATATACGAAATAAAATAGTTTGTTCTGCGATTCATTTTGAATTTGCAAAAAAATTATGGCTTGTTGTATTCCATCAACGCCATATATGCCTCGTGACGTGACGACGATGTTTTCAATCTTCGTGGGTGCTCTCCCTTGCTGCGCGATCCCACGAAGGCGCTGTACAGCCAATACGTGTATCTTCTATTTTTTATCGAATAGCTATGTACCCACCCGCTGACCCATCCTTGGGTTGGACGAACATACATCCCGTTAGGAAGAGGTATGAGAAAATCGTCGCTTCTTAAATTGCATGATACCTCACGAAATCGAGCATAATCCTCTTCGGACAGCTCTGCCCATCTTATCTGATCATCTCCGGATAGCGGAAGATCTTTATATTGGTCATCAATGTTGAACAACGACCGTCTGGCTCGGACACTATCAGTTGTTTTATGGTCTATCATCGACAAAATGAGATTGTATAGATGATTATCACCACGGGATTCGTCAGATAATACTGATTGAATATGCTTCTCCGGCTTTCGGAGAAACAACAACAACGCATCATGCAGGAAATCTTCCGCATAGGAATCCATCCCAATAAATGCCGATTTGCGCCGGCAAGCATTAGCCATCTGGAATAATACTTACTTATGGTTGCTGATAATTGTCTCGATGCTTGCGGTGACATCTCTCGGCATTATTTCATTAGGATCGTTTCTGCACACTTTCGACGAGACTCCAATGTCGAGTGCGTATAAATATCCAATGTCGTCGAGACTGTGCTGTGACCCAACATTGTACTTACCGTTTTCACATCGGCCCCGTTGGTAATCAGTGTCGAAGCGTACGTGTGTCGCAATCCGTGAAATTTGATACACCGCGATAAATCTATCTTATTGAGTAATAAATTCCGATAATAGCTGCGATAAGTACGCGGTTCGATGAGTTTATCCGAACCGGAAATCACGTAATAGTCCGAACGACAAGGCGCAGCAAAGGAGATCAGGATATCTGCAAGCCAACTCGGAAAAGGTACGGAACGTTGGCTGTTGATCGTCTTCGGGGACTGGATGACAACCTTGGTTTTGCCAGTTGAATAATCGACAATCCGTTCAACAGTACGGTTGACTTGCAGCATATTGCTCTCTAACGATATATCTGACCACCTCAGACCGCAAATCTCGCCGATGCGAAGTCCCGTGCATATTACAATAACTACTCCCAGTGTGCGATAAGAAGGATGCTCTCTGAAATATTGTACAATCCGCCTCTGTTCGTCGAGGCTATAAATCTGAAGCTCCTCTTTCTTGGAAACCAGATTTGCCGTAGGATATTTCAACTTAAAAGCAGTGGGAACATTCATGTCGTGTTCATCTACGGCATATAGCAAAATCTGTTTTAATGTAATCTCTAAATCCTTCACCGTTTTCATCGACAAGCCTTCTTGAAACTTTTGGCCGATGAATAGCTGCGCATCATTCTTTTTGAATGACTCCACATCCATGTCTTTCCAGTAAGGCAGAATATGGCTGCGAAGTTGTTGATAATAAGCAGACAGGGTACTATCCTTCACAAGTCCTACCTTGGAGTGGAACCACTCTTGTGCTATGACATCGAATTTCATAAATCCTCCTTTTTAATCGAATAAGTCGTGCTGCATTGGCTTATGCACGTGATTAGCATGCGTATAACTCAATACTCGATCGTCACGAACGATATCCGAAAATGCCAGCCCATCATTCTGTTCGTTAAGAAGCACATAACGGGCTTTGGCCACATTTTCGAGAACATCCCCATGGAACACTTCTCCCATCATACCGCGAATAGCCATATTCAACAGTAGAATTGGAATCGATCTATCTGAGAGTTCCCAGCATGTGAATATACAGGTGTGCGGTTTGAAACGCCAAGGCAATTGCTTCGATGCCAGCTCCCACCAATACTGAATAATGAGCCCTCCTGTCCCCGCAGCAGGTTCGTGGATAACACCTTCGCGCGCACCGGTAAGTTGCGTTTCAAGCATAGAGACCTCCCGAGGTGTGAAATCTTGACCCTTCTTCCGCCGCTCGGATAACTCTTCTTCGTAGACCTCTTGAAACCAATCGTAGGAAAGATCGCCTGCATGGCAGCGGATAAGTTCGCGAAATACGTCGTCGCGGACTTCCTGATCCCCGAATAGCAGGCTCATGATACATTCCGGTAAGGTACGGATATCGTGCGTACCGAAAACCGTGAGAAGTTCGTCTTTTTTCATTTGTTTTTTTATTTTGTCGCGCCGGCAGGATTCGAACCTGCGACTTCACCTCCAAAGGGTGACGTGTTGCCCCTACACCACGGCGCACTGGATTCATTTGTCCCGGTGGTCCTCGCCGCTCATGTCGTCGCAGCTTCGGAGCCTGTGCCGGTTTGTTGCGCTTCGGCTATTCGCCGTCGCGGGGCTGTCTCTTCGAGTCTTGCCCACGACCCGCCGATTTGGGTATTATCGGCCTACCCGATACTCTTTCTGCCCTTGCGGGCTGGGGTGATTTTTCCAGAGCACCAAACCCCTCACCTCTGCGGGTGGCTATCGCTGAGGTGTCGGCGGGACTCGAACCCGCTGCGGCCTTTACAGGCAAGCCCATCCAATGCGGCACCTTTTGCCGGTCTTTCCCGGCCGTCATCCTGCTGCGAGCCTCACGGCGGACTGCAAGGAATCATCACACTGATTGCCTATGCGCATTGGAGGCGCGCAAACCTTTGCCAAGCCCCGAAGCCGCAAAACACCCTTCTCTCAAAAACTCCAATCATGAACATCACCGGCTTCGGGGCGCTCTCATTTCAATCCTGCCCCGTCGATCTTCTCGGCTTTCAGGGGCGCTTCGACTTCGAGCCGGCTGAACAGTATCGCAGAGTTTTTAGCCGCTCCGGCCTTTATTCCCTGGATATTCTTCCGCTTGATATGATAGTCGAGCCAGTCGTTGGGATAGCTCTCGTACAATTTCCGACGTGTCATCATGTCCGACTTCGGAGCATTACGACGGCACACGACCAAAGCCACGAGATCGGCCGATTCGATCAGCGCATTCTGTATATCTCGGATGTTCATCGCTCTATTAACCTTCAATCAAAAATTCTACTTCATTCCTTCTACCCCGCCGCGCCCGCGGGGCGTTAATATCATATCTGTTTTCATAGTCTAAAAAACAGGAGAAATCGGTCAAATTCGCTATATTTGCTTCGAATCTTGTCAAATGCAATCCCCGATGCGGGTATTCACGGCTTAGCCCAAAGCGGGTGAAGGGTTTTATCCCTAATGTTTCATTTCTAATCTCTTTTGTTGCACTTGTTATTTCTATTGTGAGTCTTTTCGTATCGTGATAAAAAGTCATCTACATTTGAAAACCAATCTATATATACCGCATAGCATGAGCATGCAAAAGCAATTAATGACAATACAACGCAAAGTATTTTCATATCTAATCAACTACTCGTAAAATTCCACAGGAAAAAGGTTGTCGGCGGTATAGCGGCTGTCGCCCGAGTGACGACGAATAACATTCGCTATCTGGCGGCGCTGGAGAATGTTCGGGCGGATTCCTCCACTGCGATAACGCCACAATGTCGCATCGCTTAAAATACCTATAGACGATTTTAATTTGTCGAACAATAGCCGACGTTCTGTCGGGTCGGAAATGCTTTTGATATACTCCTCAAAGGGTAAAACTCGAACTAAAACGCTGTTTTGATGCGAGTTTTCGGTATTTCTCATTATATTTGCCATTGCAAGTTTTGTTTCATAATGCAAATATACGAGAAAATTTTATTGATACAAGTATATCTTGATAGGATTTTCTTATGATATATAATATATGTATAAATGGAAGAGAAGGATATAACTCTTGCGGATATGATTCTGTCCAGTTTAATGTCAGAAAGCGAACACATTATGCTCTATGTCATACACGAGAAAGCGACAGACGAAGCCCAAGCCCAACGTGTAATATTGTCTCTCTGTTCTTATGGTGCGACACATGAGACCGACATACACTTAGAAAAGACTGACAAAACAGCCAACCTTATAGCACTTGGAGGAGCGCGGTATATCTACGAACAAGAGTGCCTTAAAGAAAGATTTTGAGGACGCAAATTGCGACCTCAAGTCTAACATCACAAAATGCGTCCTCAAATTGGGGTGGTCGTCGCTATCCGCCCTTTGCCTTTACGGAAATGGGGGTTGCAATGCTTTCGAGCGTGTTGCGCAGTGAGACAGCCATACGAGTAAATAGGGCTATTATGCGGGCTTTCGTAGCGATGCGCAACTACATCATGACCACGACGACAGTAACGGCAGAATTGGCCGAAATTCGGGCACGGCTGGCGTTGTTGGAGCAGACGGGCAAGGACAACGCCGAAGCGGTCAGCGATTTGTCGGAGGATATGCGCCAGGAGTTGGACAATATCTACGAGGCAATTGCGGCACTCTCCGTGAAAGTTCCGCAGGCGCGCAAATCCCCTCAGCCAATCGGGTTCAAAAAAATAGGAGTTTGTTTTGTATGAGCTCCGTATTATGTCGAGTTTGTGTCGAAATTGTGTACCGGAAACCGAAATTCATACACAGATGAACTACTCGAAAGACGGCATCACGGTTGCTCCTATGCTTGATGTCTCGCATCCGAAAAAGTCCGGCAAGTGTCCCGTAAAAATTCGCGTCACCCACAGACGCACCCGATGGTACTACCCCACTGGAAAGGATTTGACGC